ATTCCCTTTAAGGACTTCTCAAAGTTGTTTTTAGACCAAACTGTATTTCCGCATCACCAAGACTGGGTTGACTTACTTGAGGGGCAAGAACCTTCGTGGTTACACCCTAGTATGATTTATGAACCAGGAGAGCGAAACCGCCTATTGGTTAATGTGCCACCTGAGCACGCTAAGTCCACCGTTATTACGGTGAACTACTCAACTTACCGCATTGCCCTCAATCCTAACATCCGCATCATTGTGGTATCAAAGACATTGAACAAGGCGCGAGAGTTCGTATACGCTATTAAGCAACGACTGTCCCATCCACGCTGGCTAAAACTTCAGACCGCATATGGGCCTGATGGCGGCTGGAAACAGGACGCAGATACTTGGCGCACCGATACTGTCTATCTTGGGGGCGATGCGCGTAATTCAAGTGAGAAAGACCCGACTCTCCAAGCACTAGGTATGGGCGGTCAGATTTACGGCGCACGTGCTGACCTAATTATTCTGGACGACTGCATTACCACGGCTAACGCCCATGAGTGGGAAAAGCAGATGGACTGGTTGCAGAAGGAAGTTATTACCCGTCTGGGTAAGAACGGTAAATTGCTAGTCGTAGGGACACGAATTGCAGCAAATGATTTATATAAAGAACTTCGTAATCCGAAGCATTGGTCAGGTGGCAAGACTCCCTTTACTTATATGGGCATGCCTGCTGTATTGGAGTATGCGGAGAAGCCAGAAGACTGGGTTACCCTTTGGGAAGAGTCGGACGTTCCGTGGGATGGGGATGATGACACTCCTAATGAAAACGGCTTCTACCCCAAGTGGGACGGTCAAGCCTTATTTAAGCGAAGATCGGAAGTCACGCCCTCAACTTGGGCATTGGTATACCAGCAAGAGGATATACAAGAGGACAGCATCTTCCCACCCGTGCTGGTGCAAGGGGCAACTAACGGGATGCGCAAGCGAGGTACATTAAAACCTGGCGCTGCTGGACACCCACCGCAAGTGGAACCACACGTTGTAATCGGCTTTGACCCTGCTATGACAGGTAACGCTGCATTTGTAGTTTGTACCTACAACCGTGCAGACGGCAAGATTTACGTTAACGACTGTATCAATATGACGGAACCAACTCCGCAAAAGATTAGGGCATGCATTGAAGAACTGGTTATTAAAGACAAACCGCAAGAGTTCAGAGTTGAAATCAACGCCCACCAAAAAGCCTACTCCCTTGACGACGAGTTACGAAACTGGCTTGCTGGATACGGCGTACGCCTTGATGCTCACTTTACAGGCAAAAACAAGTGGGACACATCCTTCGGTGTTGCGTCAATGTCTAACCTCTTTGGCACAGTCCGCGAAGAAAAGTTTCAAAAGAACAACATCATAGAACTTCCTTCTTCCGAAGGTAGCGAAGGTATTAAGGCTCTTACCCAGCAACTGCTGACTTGGAAGCCTGATACTAAAGGCAAGACAGATACTGTCATGGCGCTGTGGTTTGCGGTTATTCGCATCCGCGAACTTATGCAGAATAACAGCAATACATCTAGGTATCTCAATAATCGTTGGGCTACTAAAGCACAAACAAATAACAGATACTCAATTAATTTAGATGATGCCTTTGCAGATCAATGGCACGATACATATGGATAGGAACTAATATGATGAAGCCAAAGAAGAACCCAGTAGCCAAACTTGTTGCTGCTGGTGTTAAAGCCGCAGCCAAGGCTGCTGGTGCTAAGCCTTCTCTTAAGGCTGCACAAAAGGCTAAGCCATTGGCTAACCCTAAGTCTGGTGTTCGTGTAAAGCCTGCTGCTAAACCAAAAGCAGCACCTTACAATACTGAAAAAGCAACACAAAATGTAGCAAATAGCAATCGTCGTTCTTGGAACCCTGAGACTGGTTATGAAGAAGGGCCATTATCTGCTGGTAAATTAAGAAATGCTAGAATTAGAAATTCTAAAAATCCATCAGCATCTGGTAAAGCATCTGCTCCAAGTAGGGGCGCTGACTTTGCTCGTCAACGCACGGTTAAAATTAATTCAGCACCTAAAAAGAAATAGGTTTACATGTTATCTATAGAACAGGTAGCGGCAAGAGTTGACTCTTTGCGTTATCGCAATCACGAACGTGATGCGCGTAACCTAGACGTACTTGCTGTTCGTAAAGGAAACATTGCTCAGGTATATCCTAACTTCTTTCCAGAAGGTGTGGATGCAAACGTAGTAGCAAACTTTATTGATATTGTTGCACGTGACTTATCTGAAGTAATGGCTCCGCTTCCAGCGGTTAACTGTTCTGCAGCCAACCAAGTTTCTGATCGTGCTCGTAGTTTTGCTGACAAGCGTACTCGCATTGCATCTAACTACTTCCAGCACTCAGACCTAGCAGTACAGATGTACTCTGGTGCTGACTGGTATCTAACATATGGATTTGTCCCATTCATTATTGAATTGGATGATGAAGCAAAATTGCCACGTATCCGCATAGAAAATCCTATTGGGGCTTACCCAGAGTTTGATCGCTATGGACGTTGTGTGGCATTTGCTAAGCGGTACTCTTTAACTCTTGGTGAATTGGTATCTCAATTCCCAGAGTATGACAGACAACTTCTTGGGCCAGATGGTTACAAGCAAGACCTTAATGCACAAATTGAGATGGTTCGTTATTACGATAAAGACCAATCTATAATTTATGTACCGCGTAGAAGCAACCTAGTTCTTTCTCAAGCGGCAAACCCACTTGGCAAGATGATGGTTGTTGTTGCACGTAAGCCATCTATTGATGGTGAAATGCGTGGACAGTTTGATGATGTACTTGGCATTCAATTACTACGCAACCGATTTGCATTACTTGCAATGGAGGCGGCAGAAAAGTCTGTTCAAGCACCTATCGTACTTCCACAAGATGTACAAGAACTACAACTTGGCGGAGATGCTGTTATTCGTACAGCCAACCCAGCAGGTGTGCGCCGCGTAGAACTTACTTTGCCACAAGGCGCATTTACAGAACAAAGTATTCTTAATCAAGAATTACGTGTTGGTACACGTTACCCTGAATCCCGTACTGGAAACATAGATGCTTCCATTGTTACTGGTCAAGGCGTACAGGCTCTTATGGGAGCCTTTGATACACAAGTTAAATCTGCGCAAGCAATCTTTGCTGCAACACTTAGGGACATTATCAGCCTTTGCTTTAATGTAGATGAAGTACTCTACCCAGAAGAAAAGACTATTCGCGGAGTAGATTCAGGTTCACCTTATGAAATTACATACAAGCCAACTAAAGACATCAAGAATGACTATTCTGCTGATGTTCGTTACGGCATGCTTGCTGGTCTTAACCCAGCACAAGGTCTTATCTTTATGCTTCAAGCACTTGGAGGAAAACTCATCAGCCGAGATATGGCTATGAGAGAACTTCCATTTACGGTTAACGTAACACAAGAATTAGAAAAGATTGAAATTGAAGATATGCGCTCTGCGCTACTTGGTTCACTTACGGCATACACACAAGCAATTCCACAGATGGCTACTCAAGGTCAGGATGCTTCAGAAGTAGTTCGTAAGATTGCTGCGGTGATAAAGGCTCGTCAAAAGGGACAAGCATTAGAGGACGCAATAGAAGCAACCTTTGCTCCGCAGCAACAGGTTCCTCCTGCTGGTGCACCAACTAATGCGGTTGAGCAAATGTCCCCTGCTCCCGCTGGTTCTCCAGCAGGAGGTTCTCCTTTACTAGAGCAACCACAAGCAAGACCAGATTTACAAACAATGCTTAGCAGTTTGACTGGTGATGGGCAAGGGCGTTCAGCCGTAAGAACAGTAAGAGAACGAGCAATCTAAGGAGCAGTCATGGCAGCACGTAAACGTAAAGTTCAGACTGTTGCAGATGAAGGCTACTCAAAATTAGAAGAATATTGTATTTGGCTCAATGAATACAAACGCGCCTTACGCAAAGCAGGTTTTAGTAATGATGATGCATTGTGGCTTGTATCTGCAAAAGATTCATTTCCTGATTGGATAAACGGGATTACACATAAAGACATTGTTCAACATTTAGAGGATGAGGAAGACTAATGGCTGGTAATGAAAATAGCGGCGGATACCGCCAACCTATGAACCCAGCACCAGTATCACCTCCAGGTGCTCTATCACAACGTACTGATGGCGGAGCCATGGACGGTATGACACAGCCAGCACAGAGTTATTCTGGGTTTGCTTACGGTGAAAACAAAGCGTTAGCAGATCAACAGGCAGGCGCAC